AGGAAATCTAACTTGCCTAATCTCCTAAAAAACTTGCACCTTGAAGAACTTTCCCTAGTGGATCGTCCAGCCAATGCACAGGCAATGGTTAGCCTCTTCAAGCGTGACAATTCCTTTGAAGGTATTAATAAAATGAATGAAGAAATGGAAACCAAAGTAGCCGCTTACATGAAAGACAAAGGTTGTGGTCGTGCAGACGCCATGAAAGCCCTTGGATATGACATGGAAAAAGCTGAAGAAGTTGCAGAAGAAGTAGAAGTTGCTGAGAAGGCAGAAGAGGTTAATCCTCTAGAAGCTGAAGTAGAAGCACTGAAAGCTGAGAATGAAACACTTCGTAAAGGTCTTATAGACAATGGCTACGTTATAACTGCTGAAGCAATCGAAAAGAAAGCTGAAGTAGAAATGATGGACATAGAAGGTGAGATGGTAGCTAAGTCTGACATCCCTGCTCCAGTCCTTAAAGCACTTGAAGCGGCGGCTCTAGAAAAAGCTGACGTTGCTTTAACTAAGAGTGCTGAAGAAGCTCTACCACACTTTGATTTAGCTGTAGCTAAGTCTCTAGTAGAGAAGTTCGCAGAAGAAGAAAAAATCATGGAAGCACTAAAGGCGTGTGACGCATCTATTGGCGCATCTATGGAAGAATTTGGTAAGTCAGATGTAGATGGTGAGTTCGCCTCATCTTCAGACAAACTAGATAGTCTTGTAAAGTCCTACATGGACGACAACCAACTAAAGAAAAGTGAATACGCAAAGGCTTACGCTGTTGTAGCGAAGACTGACGAAGGTAAGTCACTTATTAACAAAACCTACAAAGGGGAATAATCATGGCGGTAATGCAGTCTCGTGACAACCGTACTTTCATCGCTGGGGAAGATTTATCTTCAGCACAATTTAAATTCGTAACTCTTGAGTCAGATGGTCAAGTAGACCTAGCTGATTCTGCTGGCGAAAACGCTATCGGTGTTTGCATCGTAGGCGGAACTGCTGGCAACGCTGTAACTGTAACCGTTTCTGGTTCAGTAATGGTAACTGCTGGTGGCACTATTGCCGCTGGAGCCGCAGTACAAACAGACGCTTCAGGTGATGCTTTAACAGCCGCAACTGGTGACGTTATCTTAGGCTATGCCCGTGAAGCTGGTGTAGATGGACAAATCATCGAAATAGAAATGATCCAAGGTGGCAACTTAGCGGCCTAAATCAGCATTTTAAAGGAATAACATAATGCCATTATTAACTCCCTCTTCAGTACATATAGATCAGCCGTTATCTAACTTAACGCTTGCTTATGTACAAGAACAAACAAACTTTATCGCTGACAAAGTATTCCCAACAGTGGGCGTACAATCTCAGTCTGATAAATACTATATCTATGACCGTGCGAACATGAATCGTACAGGTGATGTTAAGAAATTAGCACCACGTACAGAAGTTAACCGTATTGGGATGGCTCTTTCAAGTGCCGCTTACTACGCTGACGTCTATGGTTTAGGTATGGACTTCGACGAGCAAACACTTGCTAACGAAGACTCAATGTTAGAAATACGTTCTACTGGTGCAGAGACATTGACAAACCGTCTATTAATAGATCGTGAGGAGCGTTTCGCTTCTACATTCTTTAACGCTGGCGTTTGGACAACAGACGTTACTCCAGCTAACTTGTGGTCAGACTACACAAACTCTACACCTATCTCAGATGTAACTACTGGTCGTCGCACAATGCAACTTAAGTCTGGCGGATTTAAGCCAAACACAATGGTTGTAGGTAAAGAAGTACGTGACGTATTAATTAACCACCCAGACATCTTAGCTCGCTTAAACGGTGGAGCAACTGTAACAAACACTGCTTTAATTACAGATGCTAAATTAGCTGAGATCTTTGAAGTAGAAAACTTCTACGTAATGGAAGCTGTGAAGAACAGTGCTGTTGAAGGTCTTGCTGAAAGCAATGCATTTATCGGTGGTAAGAACGCTCTACTAGTACACACACCTCGCTCATCAGGTCTTATGACACCTGCGGCTGGTTTAACATTCGCTTGGAACAATATCCCAAGTGTAAACAACTTAGGTGTTACTGTAGAATCTTACTCAGACGATGCTCTTCGGCGTCAGCAAGTTGCAGAACATATCCAAGTGAAAATGGCATACGACATGAAAGTCGTCGGTGCTGACTTGGGTTACTTCTTCTCAGCAGTAATCGCTTAATACATATAAAATACTGGTGAACCCTGAGCTTAGTTGCTTGGGGTTGCACCCAAATAATAAAAGAACATAATAATATCCTTATAACGGAGTAGTCCTATGCACCCATCATACTTGGGATGGCAGGTTGATTGGCCTGTCTTTATAAAAATGCCTGTTACGGCAGACAATCGAGATTGGAAACGTGGAGATCACTTTAACTGGTTAGAGCGAGGTTTGCATCAAGATAAAGTTGCAATACTATATGCTTCTGGTTACTTGTACCACAACGAAGAATTAGTAGTTCAGACAAAGGTTGGAGATAGACTATCAGAGTTTTCTGGTAAGCAACTCGAATTACTTGTAAACTTACTTAACAGCGAAGTTAAGAGTAGAACCTCTAGCACAGCAGAGTTTAATACTAAGAAGTGTAAGAAGTCAAAGATAGATGATAAGCAACGAGGTCTTATTCGTCGGTTCTTAAATAACAATCGCTGGATCACAGAAGATTATTATAAAATAAGAGATAACATTCTCGGAGAATAAACAAAGGGGACGACTAAATGGCTTGGTCTTACGATCCAACGGATCTAAACACAACTACGGCTTCTGGTCGTCTCAACACAGTAAGACTGTTGGTTGGTGATACTGACACAACTGATCAGCAAGTACAAAACGAAGAAGTTACTTTCTCTCTAACTGAGAATGGTAATAACGTGTACTACTCTGGAGCTTGGGTTGCTAGAGCTATAGCATCTAAGTATTCTAGGAAAGTAAACACAGAACTTAGTGGAGCTTTAAAAGCTGACTACTCTGACTTAGTTACACACTACAATTCATTAGCAGACAACTTAGAGTACCAAGGTAAAACTTCAGGTGCTTCGGTAGGGGTACTAGCTGGTGGCATTACTAAGAGTACAGTAGAAGCTGTAAGACAGAACACTAACCGCATTGAAGGCTCTTTCAGAAGAGATAGATTTAAAAACCCACCAAGCTACCAAACACCTGAATACGAATAGAAGGGGAGTAACATATGTCTTTTAGAGCATTTGACTTACTCAAGTTGGTTGAAGACTTTGGTGAAACACTAACACTACGTAAAATTACTACGGACGGTACTTATAATCCAGCTACAGGATCTGTAGTAGGTTCATCTACGACTGACTATAGCTTCACTGGTTACTTCTATGATTACTCTAGTGCTAATCCTGAAGAAGTTATTAGAGGTGTACGTAAGTGTGTAGTACCTTACCTTGGTGTAGGTATAGATCCATTCCCTGACGACTTAATCATAGGCAATGGTGATACAGTTAAAGTAACAAGAGCAGTATCTATATTCTCTAACGGTGTCGCTATGTGTTACATATGTGACGTACAGGAGTAGAGTATGAAAACTAGATTAAAGGTAAGTAAGTCTTTCTATAAAAAAATAAAGAGAGCAGAAGATCTTATAGAATATAAAGTCAAAGACATCTTAACAGAAATAGCTGATACTGCCGTAACAATATCTCCAGTTGATACTGGTGCTTATGTCACTTCATTTTCCTTTACTACAGGATCAGGTCGTCCAAGAGGTAAATCTTCTGAAGGCAGACCTAGAAAGCAAGATGAATCTCAAATGAAGAGTGAAGGTTTTAATAACTTAATGTCTGATATAGATAGGATTACAGATTTTAAAGAGGTTCAATATATATCCTTAACAAACGCATCACCACATGCTAGTGATGTTGAGTACGGTGGTCCTAAATGGAAGACTGGCGGTTATGGAGTATTTGCAGAATTAGAGGATCGTTATGGCTAGTATACACAGTGACATACGTGCCGCACTTGAGACACATATCTCAAATACGGCTAACTTACCTGACATATCTTATGAGAACGTAGCATTTGATCCGACAACAGGTACTAGCTTTATCAAGGTACAGTATCTTCCCACGTTAACTCAACCTGCTGTACGAGGTATAAATCCTCAACTTAGATATCAAGGTGTATTTATGGTAACAGTATTTACACCAGAAGGAAATGGCCCTTCAACAGCAGACGACTACGCTAATAAAGTTATAAACGCTTTTGCGGCTACTACTGACATATCGTTTACTAACGCACAATCAGAAACAATTAAATTATCAATCAGATATGCCGAAAGAAAACAAGGCTTGATTGACAGCCCTTGGTACTACGTTCCGATTAATATCGGATGGTACATTTATAAATAACTAGGAGAATACATCATGGCCTTTGCACAGGGTTCACGCTCCAGCTTGTCTTACATAGTCGAAAGCACTTTCGGCACGACACCTGCTGGCAACTTTACTAACCTTCCTTTCAGCACACACTCTTTAAACTTAACTAAAGATCGTGTAGCTGGTAACGACATCCAAGCTGACCGTATGCCTCGTGTAGACCGCCACGGTAACAGACAAGTAGGTGGAGATATTGTTGTAGACCTAAGAGATGGTGACTACGACGAACTATTAGAATCAGCTATGTTAAATGCTTGGTCAACTAACGTACTTAAAGTAGGTGTTGCACCTAAGTTCTTATCTATAGAAGACTACGCCGCAGATATTGACCAAGCTAGACTATTCTCAGGTTGCTCAGTTTCCACTATGGCTATTTCCCTCGCACCTAACCAGATGGTAACTACTACCTTCGGTATGGTTGGTAAGAATATGACTATGAGTGCTACAGAGAAAACACAAGATGCCGCTTCTGGAGCCGCACCATTTGATGCTTACTCAGGTGACATTGGTATTGGTAACGTAGGTGGAGCATCTAACGTAGCTATCGTAACCGCACTAGACTTCACATTGACTAATTCCTTCGCACCTACTTTCGTAATCGGAGATGATAGCGCACCATCATTAGAGTATGGTAGAGCAGAAGTTGAAGGTACACTAACAGCTTACTTTGAGGATGCGGCACTAATTAACCGTTTCCTTAATGAGACAGAGACAGAGATTGAAGTATCAGTTAACGACCCTACAGGAGCTAACGCTTACACATTCCAGTTCCCTAAAGTAAAAATAAACAGTGCTGATGTTGGCGTAGATGGACCTACAAGCCGAATGATTAGCATGTCCTTCGTTGCTCTATATGACGCAACTGAAGCAACTAACTTAAAAATTACACGCCCAGCGTGATAACGTAACACCTTAGCTAAGGTTAGTGGGGACTTCTGAGTCGGGTCGGAAGTTCCCACACTTAATATATATTCCCGACATTTATTTCCCGAAAGGAACTCGACATGGATTTAATGAACTTAACACCTACAAGTGATATTGTTGAAATTACACTAAAGCACCCTAATACTGGCGATACTCTTACCAATGAAGATAAGACACCAATGACTATTACTTTTCATGCGCCACACTCTAAGACTTATAAATCTGCTATGCACGAACAGACTAATAAACAACTTAAGAAATCTAGGTCAGGTAAAAAAGAAATTCAAGTTACTGCTGAGGAACTAGAGGCTTCATCTCTAGATGTTCTAGTCAAAGTAACTGAAGATTGGAATATAACTTACGAGGGTAAAAACCCACCTATTAAAAAAGCTAGAGAAATCTATCAAAAGGTATTCTGGATTAAAGAACAGGTAGAGGAGGCACTTGCAGACTCTCTGGATTTTACGAAAGCCTAACTCATCAATTATGTGAATGGGCTGAACATCAGTTTAAGCTCAATAAGGCTGATGAGAACGGCACTACAGAACGTGAACATTTAGAACAAGTAGAAAGGCAGATTGGACGTAGACCTGAAGCACTGGAACCCCCGACACATTTTCCATCGCTTATGTCGCATGTCTGGTCTGCCTTTATTACTTTGAATAACACTAGAGGTCAAGGATTTTCTGGACCTAATCCGATAACTTATAATGAAATAAAATCTTGGAAAGAAGTTACACAAACTCCACTGTATCCTTGGGAAGTGGAATCAGTTAAACGATTAGACTTTGTGTATATGGGGGTTATGAACAGTGGCTGATTTATCAATAATTATAGATACTAATGCTGGCAAGGTAGTTAAAGATATTAACAGCCTGTCTAAATCTCTCGTTGGGCCAGCGGCTCAAGCTAGACAACTTGATAAGGCTTTTAAGTTTTTACATAGTTCTTTTAATAAGGGTAAGATAAGTAGTTCTCAGTATAGAAAAGGAATACAAGAGTTAAACCTAGAGGAAAAGAAGTTATATGCTTCTATAGGTAAAACTAATGTTGGTCTTGCTAATCAAACTAGGGCTTTAAGACAAACTACTAAATCAGCATCTTCTGCCGCAGTTGCCGCCGCTAATTTAGCTAACAGACAACGTATGTCTGGTAAGTCTACTAATAAGTTTGGTATGTATGCACAACAGGTTGGTTATCAAGTAGGTGACTTTGCAGTTCAGGTACAATCTGGAACAAACGCTTTAATTGCATTTGGTCAACAAGGTACTCAGTTGGCAGGGCTTTTGCCCGGAGTCGCTGGTGCTGTTTTAGGTATTACACTTGCTATAAGTACAGCAGTAGCTAGATCAGTACTAGAATCTAGAGGACTAGAGATAAGTTTTAAAGCTATCAAGAAAAGTATGAGTGAAGCTCTTAGTCCTATAAAACCTATACTAGATGCTATAAGTACTGCCCTTAAGTCTGTAGCTGACTCAGCTAAAACAGTGTTTTCTTTCATAGGACAAGAGTTTGCTAGAGTTATATCTTATGCATTAGCTTTTGCTACTATACTAGCAGTTAAAGTTACTGCTGGATTTATATTATCGGGTAGGGCGGCTAAAGCCTTCTTCTCTCTAGTCAAAATGGGTATAGCAAGTACTGGAATAGGTATATTAGTTGTACTATTAGGTGAAGCCTATATAAGAATGGGAAGTTTAATTAAGTCAGCAGGGGGATTAGGAGAGGCTTTCACCATATTAAAGTCTGTAATGTCAGCTTTATGGGATGCATTATCTATACGCATAGACATATTTATAGCTCAACTAAAAATGATATACCCTTCCTTAAAGGCTTGGGCTTTTGGTATTATGAATAGCTTTAGTTTAATAATACAGGATCTAGTTAACAAAATAATAGATGGTGTTAATAGGGTGTTTCGTTATGCTGGTAAGCAAGAGATAGGTGAGTTTTTCATAGGCGGTTGGTTTACGACGAAGATGTCTGAAGCTCAAGATGAAGTCATATCTATGAGAGATAAGATTAAGGGGTTAAACGAAGAAAGCAAAGAGTTCTCTGAATCCTTACTTGAATCTATAAATAACTTACTTGCACTTACATCTACTGGTTCAACGGGCTTAGATACAACTGGTTTTATTGTACCTAAAACAGACGACGAAGACTCTGAATTAAGTAAATTACTTGAAGAGCAAAGACAAAGAAGAGTACTAATTGGACTGTATGGCGAACAGTATAAACAACAAGAGAGAATATTTGATATAACAAATTCCCTTGGGGATGAAGCTAAGACTGTTGGCGAAGCTCGTATAGCTCAACTTGCACAAGTAAATAAATACTTAGACGAACAAGAAAGATTACAACAAAGAAACAAAGATCTTATGGACTCTGTATCAAGCAGTATAGAATCAGGTATGATGGCTATGGTAGAAGGAACTAAGTCTGTTAAAGATGCCTTCAAAGAAATGGCTAGAGAAATCATTAAAGAGTTGTATAGAGTTCTTGTTGTACAAGAGATGGTAAGAAATATTAAGATAGCTATGGGATATGCTAACGGTGGTGTAATCTCTAGTGGAAATCAAGTACAAGCATATGCTGATGGTGGAGTAGTTGGAAGTCCTACTACATTCCCTATGTCTGGTGGTAGAACTGGACTAATGGGAGAAGCTGGACCTGAAGCTATTATGCCACTTAAACGTGGAGCTAACGGTAAGCTAGGAGTACAGATGGAAGGTGGAGCTACAACTACTGTCGTACAAAACTTTAACTTCTCTGCTAATGGAGACGATAGCGTTAAGAGAATAATAGCTCAAGCGGCTCCTAAGATTGCTCAAATGACTAAATCTGAGATCATAAATGATCGTCGTAGAGGCGGCACAATGAAAGCTACATTCGGTTAGACTTATAAGGAATATAACACATGGCACTAAGCTACCCATTAGCTACACCAACCACAATAGGTATTGAGAGCATTGAGCTTAGGGCTGTTAATGCTGTAGCTGTATCACAGTCACCTTTTACGTACAAACAACAGGTTATTTCTCACGGTGGTCAAAAGTGGGAAGCATCAGTCAATATTCCCTCGGTACACAGAGATAAAGCGGCTGAGTGGAAAGCTATGCTAGTAGGACTTAAAGGTCAAGCTGGTACATTCTTACTAGGAGATCCTGACTATGCTACACCACAAGGGACAGTAAGCTCTTGTGTACTAACTGGTGATGCTGGTGATGATAACGCTACTGTAGTTATGACTGGTACCCTTAAGGCTGGTGACTACATACAGTTAGGTTCTGGTTCAAGTGCTAAGTTACATCAGGTACTGTTAGACCAGAGTGGTGACGGAACAATACAAATATGGCCTTCACTAAGGTCTACATACTCTAGTGCTACTGTAACATTTAATTCCCCTAAAGGGGTTTTCAGACTAGCAACAAACATGACTTCATGGTCAATCAATAATGCGTCAATCTACGGTATCTCTTTTGAAGCTGTAGAAGCTGTGATATAAAGGAATAAGAACTTGGCTGATAAGAAAATAACACAACTAACTAATATTACTGGTGCTAACTTAGCTGATGCAGATGAGTTTGTTGTAGTTGATATTACTGCTGATGAAACAAAAGCAATCACGTTTAGTGAGCTAAAGACTGCCTTTGATACAGGGACAGGGTTTGTTCGTGTTACTGGTGATACTATGACTGGTGCTTTAAATGTTGAGTCTACTATCACGGCTGATGGGCTGACTGTGGATGGTGAAGCTACATTTGGAACAGCAACAGGTGTTTTCCCTGATGAAGCAATACTTGTCAGAGGCAATAGTGGAGCCAGCGGATACATAAACGGTCTTGGCGTTGGTAGCTCTAATGCTCAGTTTAGGATTTTTGCAGACGACACGAACAATACGGCTGGTAGTATAAAGTTTGATATTCGCAACCGTGACAGGGTGTTAATTGAAGACAACGGCGACATCAGCTTCTACGAAGACACAGGCACAACTGCTAAGTTCTTCTGGGACAGTTCCGCTGAATCGCTTGGTATTGGGACGACTTCGCCAGCATCTACACTTCATGCAAAACAATCAGGTAATGGTTCTTCTAGTACATATGCCGCAACCATAGAAAACCCTACCCATGTAGCGGCTAATGCTTTGGGCTTAACAATAGATCACAGCGGAAGTAGCGGTAATTGGACAAACGGCACTGGTGGAGATTTCATCACAGCAAAAGACGGTGTTACGCAATTTAGAGTAACAGGCTCAGGAGGAGTCTTTGCAAACGGAAACGTTGGTATTGGTACGACTAACCCATTAAATAAATTTGTAGTTGCAGAAGGTACAAACCAACATGGAGTAGAAATTTCCGCTGGAACTATCAGTTATATTCAAGCATACGACAGGGCAACAAGTGACTATGGCGATTTAAGTATTGATGGGCAAACTTTACGTTTTGCAACTGATAACGGCTCAGAACGTATGCGCATCGACTCGTCAGGCAATGTCGGGATTGGTTTAAGCACTAATATTGCAAGTAAACTGCATGTAAATTCAGAATTAAGCCTTGGCCCAGATAATAATAATAGAATGATTGTTGGCTCTACTTCTGGCGGCGTTGGTTCTATTGGCACTATTGAAAATGGCACTGCTTCTTTTAGCACTATGACTTTTAAAGGTGGCAACGTTGGTATTGGCACGTCAAACCCTACTGGTCAGCTTCATATTAAGGGTGATGCTGATATGGGCATTAGAGTTGAGTCAGCGGCAGGAGGATATTCAGCTATTGCCTTTGGGGACTCTGTAGATACTGTTCGTGGTGGTATTACTTATTATAGCACTGATAACTCGTTGCAGTTTCGAGGTTATAACAACACAGAACGTATGCGCATAGACTCATCAGGCAGGTTGTTGGTGGGTAAGACTTCTGTAGATAATACTACAGTTGGTTTTAGATTTGATGGAAGTTCAGGTTTCTCATCTTTTGTTAGAGATGGTGGTGAGCCTTTATATTTAAACAGAAAAACATCTTCTGGAGATATTGTTAAGTTTGCACAAGACGGCGCAACTGTAGGTAGTATTGGGGTTACATCTTCTCGCTTAACTATTGGTGGAGGGGATACTGGTTTACGCTTTGTGCAGGACTATGATGAAATTACCCCGTGGAACCCCTCAACCAACGGTGTTCGAGATGCATCTATTGACCTTGGTTCATCCTCAAACCGCTTCAAAGACCTCTACCTATCAGGTGGAATATACGTCGGTGGCACTGGGGCGGCTAATTATTTTGACGATCTGGAGTCTGGAACTTGGACTCCGCAAGATAACTCTGGCAATAATTGGACTCAGTCCAGCACAGCTAAATA